CTGACGGTCAGGAAAACAAAAACCCTGATCAAGCAAAAGATTCTGAGCAGGCAGTTGATAAAAAGCCTGAAGATGGATCTACAATTAATTTCGAGTCAGAGTACAAGCGTCTTCTGGCCCCCTTTAAAGCCAATGGGCGTGATATTCAAGTCGGCAACGTCGACGAAGCAATCACACTCATGCAAATGGGAGCCAACTACAACAAGAAGATGGCCGCTCTGAAACCAAATCTGAAACTCATGAAGATGTTGGAAAACAACAACCTTCTGAGCGAAGAGAAGATCAGCTTTTTGATTGACCTGGAGAAAAAGAATCCAGCCGCAATCAACAAGCTGGTTAAGGACAGCGGAATGGATCCTATGGATCTTGATGCTGAAAAGGCAAGCGCGTATAAGCAGTCAACTTACACTGTTGACGACCGAGAGATTGAGCTGGATACGGTCCTTGATGAACTTCAAGGAACTCCTTCGTACAACCGGACGCTCGAGATTGTTAGCACTAAGTGGGACGCTGCAAGCAAAGGTGTGATCGCTGGAAATCCCCAGCTGTTGCGCGTCATCAACGATCACGTTTCCAGTGGCGTTTATGACCGCATCACGAAGGCGATGGAAAACGAGCGCATGTTTGGTCGCTTGGTTGGTTTGTCAGACATTGAAGCCTACCGGCAAGTCGGTGATGCACTTCACGCTCGAGGCGAGTTCAACAACCTGTCCCAGGGTAGCTCCCAGGATCAGGCGAAACCCGCACAAGAGAAGGTGGTGGTTCAACCGAAACCGAAGCAGGTCGATGACGACAAGCTGAAAGACAAAAAGCGAGCCGCAAGCTCCACGAAGTCAGTGGTAGCGAACTCGAATTCGGATTTCAACCCTTTGGCCATGTCCGACGAAGAGTTTGCGAAGCACGTAAACAAACAATTTCTGTAACGAAGGATAATTGCCATGCAATTCAATAACCCCCCATCGACCGCTTCTAGCGTCGGCACCCAAATCCAGAACTTCTTCTATGCGAAGAAGGCCCTGGTAGACCTGCCAAAACTGCAGTTCTTCAGCCAGTTGGCTGACGTGACTTCTATGCCTAAGAACTACGGCAAGAAGATCAAGCGTTACCACTACATGCCTATGCTCGATGATCGCAACATCAACGATCAAGGTATCGACGCTGCTGGCGTGGCTATCACCAACACTCAGTACTACGTGACTCTGCCCCGCGCAGTGCTCGCTGTGGCCAACGCTTCTAAAGCTGCCGCCGCTACTGCCATCGGTGACAACCTCGACGGCGTGACTGCTACAGCTGGTGCTGATGGTTCCGCTGGTACTGGCTTGGCCACTATCACCGTGACCGGTGCTTTGAACTTCAAAGTTGCCAACGCTACCAAAGCCAACACGATCGTTGCTTTGAACATCGGTGCTGTGGCCCAACAAGGCTCTGGCAACCTGTATGGTTCAAGCAAGGACATCGGCACGATCAGCGGCAAGATGCCTGCTTTGAGCGAAACCGGTGGCCGCGTGAACCGCGTGGGCTTCAAGCGTATCGAACTCGAAGGCACTCTCGAGAAGTTCGGCTTCTTCGACGAGTACACCCAAGAGTCGATGGACTTCGACACCGACGCTGAACTCATGGAACACATCAACCGCGAAATGCTGTTGGGTGCCAACGAGATCACTGAAGATGCTCTGCAGATCGACTTGATCAACGCTGCTGGTGTGGTTCGCTACGCTGGTGACGCTACGACCAATGCCGAGATCCAAAGCTCTGACTTGGTGACCTACGGTGACTTGCTCCGCACGTCGATCCAGTTGGATCAAAACCGTTGCCCCAAGCAGACCAAGATCATCACTGGTTCTCGCATGATCGACACCAAGACGATCCCATCTGCTCGCGTGGCCTACATCGGCTCTGAGCTGTTGCCTACCTTCCGTGCGATGAAAGACTTGCACGACAACCCTGCATTCGTGGGTGTTGAGCGTTACGGCGATGCCGTGGGCACTACCTTGAACGGTGAAGTCGGTACCGTTGACCAATTCCGTTTGGTCGTGGTTCCCGAGATGATGAAGTGGGCTGGTGCCGGTGCTGACGCTTCTGGCGACGCTACCTGCTACGAGACTGCTGGTCGTTACGACGTGTTCCCAATCCTCGTGGTTGGTGACGAGTCTTTCACCACCATCGGCTTCCAAACCGACGGCAAGACCGTGAAGTTCAAGATCATGCACAAGGCTCCTGGCGAAGCAACTGCTACCGTCAACGATCCTTATGGTGAGACTGGCTTCATGTCCATCAAGTGGTACTACGGCTTCATGGCATTGCGTCCTGAGCGTATCGCCTTGATCAAGACTGCAGCTAAGCTGTAATCGCTAAGGGAGGGTAGGGAAACCTACTCTCCCTGTTTCTGTTTTCCTCAACTACGAAAGATCCGCAATGTCTGAACAAAATCAAGACACCGAAATCCAAACGACCCAAGACGAGCTCACTGCATTGAAAGCTCGTGCCGACATGATGGGCGTCTCCTATCACCCCTCCATTGGTTTGGAGAAGTTGCGTGAGAAGGTGAATGCTGCTGTGGCTGGCAAAACTGAAGAACCCGAAACACCCGAAGCTCCTGTTTCCCAAGCTGCTGCGATCAACACAGCAGTCGAAACAGAAGCGCAAAAAACCAAGCGCATGAAAGACGACGCCAACCGATTGGTTCGCATCCGTTTGACTTGCATGAACCCAGCCAAGTCCGAATGGCCAGGTGAGATCATCAGCGTGGGCAATGCCCGCGTGGGTTCGTTCAGCAAGTTCATTCCTTTCAACGCCGATGAAGGTTGGCACGTTCCCAACATCATCTACAAAGCGTTGGTCGACCGCATGTGTCAAGTGTTCGTGACGACCACTGACTCGCGTGGCAACAAGACTCGCAAGGGCAAGCTCATCCGTGAGTTCGCCATTGAGGTCTTGCCTGAACTGACAGCTGATGAGCTGCATGACTTGGCCCAACGTCAAGCCATGTCTGGTTCGATCGACAACTAAGAAAAATCCCAGGTAGCCCTATGACCATAAATACTTCCGACCTAACCGCAGCAACGATTGACGGCACAGGCGTCTTCGACGTCTTGATGAAAGCAGCTGCTGCGCATCTTGAAGGCGAGTTCTCCAAGAACCGCATCAAGGGTGCTGAGTATTCAGAGGTCTACCTGGGTGCCATGACACAGGTTCTGCAGACCGCTACCCAGTTCCTTCTGACCAAACAGAAGGCAGATCTGGAAGCGCAGCTGCTGACCAAACAAATCGCCTTGGTCG